GATCGTGGGCAGGCTGACGGCGTGTCTGGGCGTTATGTCGAAATGCGCGACCGGGGCGAACTGGTGACAATGGGTGACGCTACCGTGCCTGTCGCTCGTTTCATGGCTGATGTTGTGGACAAACTGGATGGGCAAGCGCCTGCGGCAATCGTGGGCGATAGGTTCCGCCATGCTGAATTTATCGAGGCGTTGCGCGATGCGGGCCTTGAACGGGTGCCTTTCATCTGGCGCGGTTTTGGCTGGAAAGACGGCTCTGAGGATTGCGAACGTCTGCGCCGTGCATTGTTTGAAGGCGAGGTTAAGGCCATGCCGTCGCTGCTGCTGCGGTCTGCATTTTCCGACGCAATCACGCTGGTGGACCCGGCGGGCAACCACAAATTGGCGGCTGGGCGTTCAACGGGCCGGATCGACCCCGTTGCGGCAACGGTTCTGGCCGTGGCGCAGGGCATCCGTATGCGCCGCGCACCAACACAAACAAAGGGCAGACTGGCATGGGGCTGACACAAACAGCAACGCGACTAATCGCAAAATATGGTCAAGCGGCTGAGGTGCTGCGACCCGGTGAAGGCACAACGGACGGCTTTGGAGGATACACAACCGGCCCAGATACGGCCTTTCCCTGCACGGCAATGGTGGCAACCTTCACTGTGAATGAGGAGTTTATCGCCGCTGGCCTGATGGACGTGGGCGACCAAAGGGTTTTGGTGTCTGTCGATGGCCTGACGATCAGGCCTGAGACAACCGACAAAATCAGGATTGGCGGCGACACTCTCGGCATTAAAAGCGTGGTTCCCCACGCACCCGGCGGCACCCTCTATTTCTGGGAGGTGCAAGCCCGTGACGTCTTTTAAGCGCAAAGAATACAAGCGGCACTCTGCAAAGGTGACACGCGGCCCCCGTTGGCGGGCGCTGCGGATTCAAGCCTTGGACCGCGACGGCTGGGCCTGCGTCCAGTGTGGCACTCACAAGCGCCTTGAGTGTGACCACGTTCAACCCGTCCGAACGCACCCCGAACTGGCCTATACGCTGACCAATTTACAAATTCTGTGCGGTGCCTGTCACACGCGCAAAACCCGAATTGAGGTGGGGCACAAACCCCTTACCCCAAAGCGCCAAAAATGGCGCGACCTGCTGCGAGACACGCAGCGCAACCCTAACCAATGAAAGGAGGGCCGCAGCGATGCTCCTCTCTAAAAAACTAGAACTCCGTCGGTCTGAAATCCGGCAATCTCTATCCGAACTGGCAAATATAGAAGCCCCATCTGAGGAACAAACCCGCAAGATAGGTGACCTCGACACAGAATACCGTGCAAAGGAGACCCAATACCGCGCCGCCCTTATCTCAGAGGATGAGGAACGTGACGCGGCAAAGGGCGAACTCGAAACCCGTTCCGGTTCCGAATGGGCCGAAATGATGGGCAAGTTTGAACTGCGCCAAGTGGCGTTGGCTCTGGACGAAGGCACCGCGATTGACGGAGCCACGAAAGAGATTGTGGACGAAATGCGGGCATCCGGCGGCTACCAAGGAACGCCAATTCCTTTCGCTGCTTTGGAAACCCGTGCGGGTGAAACTGTCTCAGGCGATCAAATTGACCCGAAGGCAATCCGCCCGACGATTGACCGCATTTTCCCGAACTCGGTAGCGGCACAGCTTGGCGTCCAGCGGATCGGCATTGCGCGGGGTGAACTGGCGTTCCCGGTTGCCACGTCTGGCGCAGTGTTTGGCTGGTCAGACGGTGAACTTGCCAACGTGGGGGCCGCAAACCCTTACGCGACAACCGAACGTAGCCTGTCGCCTGACCACACTGGCGGGGCGCAAATGGTTATCAGCCGCAAGTCGCTTAAGCAGGCTGGTGAAGGTCTGGAACAAAGTATCCGGCGCGACCTTAACGCGGTGATCGGCACGGAACTTGACCGCGTGGTTATCAATGGCACGGGCGCAGATGGTCAACCTCTAGGCGTCATTCCCGGCGCGGGGACCTACGGCATCACGTCAACCGCAATCGGTGCAATCGCCACATGGGCCACGTTCCGTACTGAGGTGGTGGCCTTCATGGAAGCCAATGCAATCACGTCCGCGTCTCAGGTCAATCTGGCCTTTAACCCGGCGATCTGGGCTGATTTGGATGAGGCGCTTATCTCTGGCACGGCTGTCAGTGAGTGGGACCGCCTGACAAAGCATGTAGGCACCCCGGCTGTCAGCAATGTCATTCCGACGGCCAGCGCAGTTATGACGGCCAACGTGCAGGGCATCGCACCCGGCTATCTGGGCCTTTACGGTGGGGTGGATCTGATCCGCGACCCGTTCACTAAGGCGGGGCAAGGTTCCCTTGTGCTGACTGGGCTTGTTACAGCGGACTATACCGCGCCGCGTGGCCTACAAACGCGCATCCTGACCGGATTGGCCGCGTAATGCTCTGGGGCGGTTCCAAAGGCGGGCTTGAAGTCCGCACCTCTGCGGACGGATTAACCGTCCTCAGGGGCCGCTTTCCCTATGCAATCCCGACTGTCCTTAGCGATGGCCAGGAAAAGCGCTGGGAAGTTTTCGAAGCGAGAGCGTTTGGAACGTCTGTTGCTGATGGCGGCGACGTTCACTTGCTGGTGCATCACGATATGAACAAGCCTCTGGCGTCTCGTGGGGCGGGTTCTTTAACCCTCAAGGATACCCCGACCGCTTTGATATTTGATGCAACACTTGCCCCCGAAATGCGGTCTGTCGGGTATGTGCAAGACTTTCTCGGCACGTTGGCGGCGGGATTGGTTGGCGGGATTAGTCCAGGCTTTCGCGTCCCCCAGGGGGGCGACCGGGTGAAGCGTTCCGGCGCTGGCATTATGCGCGTTGTGCGGTCTGCTGACCTGATCGAGATAAGCGCAGTCACAAAGCCCGCGTATCCGGCGGCGCAGATCGAGGCACGGAACTGGGAACCAAACTACACCCCGGACCCGCGCAATATCTCTGCGGTTCGTAATCGGTGGAGGGCCTGACATGGCAGACCTATTGCAAGAAGATGAAGCGACCCCGGCAAGCTATCCGGCCACCCCGTCTGAGCTTTCTACCCCGGCGGCGGCGCTTGATGCTGAAATGATCTGGGAACGGATCGAGGCTTACACCCGTACCCGCTACACGGCCCGCGAATTGGTTTGGACTGTCGAGGGTGGCGAGGGCGAGAACTGGACGCCCCCGCTGTCGCCTATCGCGTCTCATACGGCTGAGAAGTGGGAAAGCGGCGCATGGGTGTCAACGGCATTGCCTGACGGCCCCGTTGGCCTCTATTTGTCCTCTGACGGCGTGTTCAAGGTAACGGCGCAAGTCGGCGCTGGCGATCCGCCTAAGGTTGTCTCTGAGGCGTTCCGGCGCTTGGCTGAATACATGGCCGACGACACCGACCGGGCGGGCGTGTCCAGCTATTCCGTGAACATGGGCGGAGCGATCCAAGAAAGTTATCAGCGCAACGCGGCACACGCGGCCCGTGCGCTTCAAAACAGCGGGGCGGCTGATCTGCTGCGCCCATATCGGAGGCAAAAATAATGTGGCCATTCAAACGCAAAACTGAAACGCGGGCGGCGTTTGGCGCTGGTTATACCGCGCAAATGGTCCAAGCCCGAACCGCTTACATCACGGGCACCAACGGACGGGCAGAATTGACCGCTACCGTCCAAGGGGCTGTCACGCTCTGGGAAAACGGCCTATCTGTCGCTGACGTGGACGGCACGGACCTATTGACACGGCGGGCGCTGGCAATCGCGGGGCGCATGCTGGCGCTGCGTGGTGAGGCCCTTTTCTACATCGCCGGCGACGTGCTTACCCCGGTTTCTGACTGGGACTTGTCCACTCGCCTGTCGCGGCCCACGGCCTATCGCCTGACCCTTCCAGATGTGGGTGGTGGTAAAAGCATGACCGCGTTGGCGGGCGAGGTGCTGCATTTCAGGATCGGGGCAGATGCAAATCAGCCTTGGTATGGCACGGCCCCGCTGAAACGGGCTAGCCTGTCGGCTGACCTGCTGGAAATTGTCGAGCGGGCGCTTGTCGAGGTGTATGGAGACGCCCCGCTGGGATCGTCTATTGTGCCAATGCCTGAGACACCCGAAACCGACTTAGCGGACATTGCGCGGGGCTTTCGTGGATCACGGGGCCGGGTGCTGGTGCGGGAATCGGTGCAGGTGCAGGCGGCGGGCGGACCGGCCCCGGCGCAAGATTGGCGGGCAAACGATCTGACCCCCGACCTATCCAAAGCAATGCTCGATAAAACACTGGACCAAGCCCGTGACCAGATCAACGCGGCCTATGGCATCCTACCCAGTTTGAACAACAAAGCCACTACGGGACCGATGGTCAGAGAAGCGCAACGCCACCTTGCACAATGGACACTACAGCCAATGGCCGAGGGTATGGCAGAGGAAGCTACGGACAAGCTGGGATCGGCGATCACGCTGGACGTAATGCGGCCCTTACAGGCATTTGACATTGGCGGACGCGCAAGGGCGGCAGCGGGTATCGTGCAAGCCTTAGCACAGGCCAAAGAAGCGGGCGTTGATCCGACAATCGCTTTGAAGTTCGTTGATTTAAAATAATAAATGTCGTTAAATGCAACAAAGGGGCGGACCAGCCACCCCTTTGCATCTATGTCCCCTGCAGGGAAGCGGTCACAGGTCTCCCTGCCCCGTATCTGCGTACATATATGTGCCCACTATCATTAACTGTCAATTAAGTTCGGGCTCTGGCGAGGGAATATTTTTGTGAACAAGAGTCAAAATCGACTGAAAATCTGCATGCTTTACACGCGGAATTTTTCTCATTGGCGGCGATAACCTACTGACGGCTATGGTTAAAACATGATCACAAACAGCCCATGACATAGTCTCGCCCGGCAAAATCGACTGAAAACAATGTGCGTTGGGGTTATCTGGCTGCGCTTTGGACGAAAGGGGAACAACGGTTACTTTGCCGTGAAGTTTCGCTTTAGGGGACAGAATCACGACTGGGCGGCGCTTCCACATTTCTGGAAGTTGTGCATCTTTTGGGAAATCGCACCAGTAAATTTGACATGGTCGCGGGGCTGCTTTTACTTTGGGCTTTATTCTCGGTGGTTTTTGTTCTTCGCCTGACAATTCCGAATGCTACTCGATTATTTACAATTGCGAATATCATACGGGCAGCACAACCATAAGTGCAACAGTAACAATGATAAACATTATCATCGAAAGCATGATTTGAGGCAGAACGAGCCTGTTGGTCAGAAGCGGAACGGATAACAGCCAGATCGGGTATCGAGGACGGATAAGCGGCTGAGACAACTGCAGGGGACGCCTTGCGCGATCTGGTGGGGCAAATTCTGACATTTGAAGAACAAACCCCCATAGGGTTAGGGATCAAAGCCCAAGCCTTGGCGGCATTTATCGAATTGCCCGCATTTTAGCGGGGCTTGAACCCGGACGCTCCGCAACGGCTGGCTGGGCTGACGACGACTTTGACGCGACAAGTCAGAACTGCGCAAGTCATATAGTTGGACCTCTTACTAATCTAAAGTAAGCACTTGCATCGCCTCTTTCTTTTTGTTAGAAAGCGACATGAGGATTTCATTATACACCCCAGACTTTACTGTTGAGGAACTTAACCGGTTCCATTTGACGGCAAACGACGCTTGTCTTTTGGGGGCTGTCGGCCTTGAAAATGCAAAAGCGCTGGGCGAAAGCCGCAAACGACTAAGCAACATTTCAGCCCACGACGGCCTTATCCCGTTTGAAAAGAGTGGCACGGGCAAAACATCCCCGAACCTGTATAGCGTCAAATCGGCGCTTATGTTTCGTTGTGTTGATGATCTTACCCGCAACAGCAACAACAAGAAAACCTTTGAATACGCTGCTGAGATTGCGGCAGCGGTAGGCGAGGTTGCGGAAGCGCTGGTCGCAAACAATGATGGTCTTCACGACATCGACGTTGCCGAAAGCCTGAACTGGTACGTTGCTTATGGCTCTTACGGCAAAGCAAGCCCCAAGATTATCGAACCGGGGAAATTCACGCCCGGCAATATCATGCGCGGCGGCGATGCCGGTATTTACGCGGCTGGTGAACTGACATGGAACATTCTGCGCAGCTACCCTGATTATTGGGCGGAAAACCGCGTCGCGACTGGCTTGGACAGACGGGAACGTTATCGCGGTTGTGATCTTGACGGCATACCCTTGGACCCAAACCACTCTTGTAATCGTGATCTGCCCCCTCTTGAGCGGGCTAAACGCCTCGTAGAGATTGAGGAATATATCGCTGCACTTGAGGCTAAGGAGGGTGTGGACAATGCCTAGCCCCCGGTCCCCTTCCATGCCTACTAAGCGCCAAATCGAGGAAGCCTATCAGGTGGCCCGTGAATTGTGCCCCGGTGTCCGCATCAAGGGCGTGGGGCCTGATGGTGTGATCTTTGAATATCCTGAAAAAGGCGCTGCAAGTGATGCGTGGGAAGGCAAGCTTTTCTCAGGTGACGCGCAATGAAGAAACTGCCCTACCTTCGTTCCAAGCAACGCCGGGGCCGCTGGTTCCACACCTACCGCCGTGGCGATGTAGAACGCTCTCTAGGCGTCCACGGGCTGCACCCGACTGATCCAAAAGTATTGGCCGCGTGGGCGGCTGAACACGCCCGTTGGCAGGATATGCCACCTGATACTGATACACCTGAGGCTGGCACGTTTGCATGGGCGCTGGACCTCTACACCTCAGGGAACGACAAATGGGCAAAATATGCGGACGGCACCCGCGACGCCCGCTCTGCGATCTTCAAACGCTATCGCAAAGCCCAAGGTGCGCGTCCGGTCAAAACGATCACTGGTGAGGCCATAGAACGCGCCCTTTATGCCAAGGGTGGACATGGTGCGGTGAACGAATACAAGGCGCTCAAGCCTGTCTTTGAACACCTTCGCCGCTTGGGTTTCATCCGCAAAAATCCTTTGGTTGGGATCGAACTGGACAAGCCGAAAATTCAGGGCTTCCCCGTGGCCGATGCTGAGGACATCGCTGCGTTTCAAAAACGCTGGCCCGTTGGCACCCGTGAGCGCCTTATCTTTGATCTGGGCCTCTACACCGGGGCGGCACGGTCTGACCTTGCCAAGCTGGGCCGCAAGAACATCAAAGGCGATCTGCTGATTTACGAGCGCCAGAAAAGCAAGGTCAAAGCGCGTGTGCCGCTGACTGCTGAATTGCGGGCCGTGATCGACCGCACACCCGACATTGCGCCTTCTTTCATTCTGACAGAACAAGGCAAGCCGTTCAAAGCGGCAAGCCTTGGCAATGAATTTGGCAATGCGGCACGCGAGGCAGGAATAGAATCCCGCCTTCACGGCCTGCGCAAAGCCTTCTGCATCTATTGGGCAGAGAATAACGCCAGCACACACCAGATTGCGGCAATGGCCGGTCATATGAGCCTGTCCGAGGTGGAACGCTACACCCGTGCGGCGGATCGTGAACGCATGGTCAAACTATTGGTGGGGGTTGCCTGAAATGGGACACGCCTACTCGAAAGCGGGACACAACCGCACAACTATCTGTAAAAAAAGGAAAAATATCGTGAAATTATCAGAATGGCGATCCCTGAAGGACTCGAACCCTCAACCTGCTGATTAGAAGTCAGCTGCTCTATCCAGTTGAGCTAAGGGACCGCTGCCATGTTCATGCCGTACCAAAGCGGCTGGGGCAAGCGTTC